CAGAAGCACCATTGGTGAACTTTTTGAAAGGGGCATTTTAAATGTCAAATAAACCTATTAAGACTTATGCCGGGGGCAAAGCAAACTATGTTGTAGGCGGCGATGAAATCAATGAAGTTATTGAACACTTAAATGATTTATTTGTTGGTAAAGCCATGACAACTGAAGAAATGCGGTTATTACAGCATATTGTGGACCATATTTGCAGTATGTCCAATGAGAATCAATTGCTCAGAATCTATAACCAAGAACAAATAAAGCCATTTTCAAGCAATCATTAATTTTACAATTCCAGCGGATCAAAGCCCAATTCTTTACCAATTTGGTGCGCCCTGCGCCTAAATGTAGCATCATGCTTTAACCATGCATCAGAAACAGTCCCAGACCTAGAGCAATGAATCATCTCATGCGCTATAGTTTTTATGACAGTTTCTAAAAACCCACACCTAGATGCAGAAATGGTAATTGTATGCTCATGCTTTTCCCCTTCATCGTACATATAAGTACCCATTGTTTCAGGGTCATAATCAACTATGAATTTAACTTCTTCTGGCAATGGAAGTTTCCATTTTGAGAATGGTTCGCAACAATACAAAGTAGCATATATGTTACTAAGGATAGTTGGAGTTAATTTCATTTCCAGCTAATCCATTCTTTAGACTTAGGCTGGCGCTTGCGATCCAGATATACAGGCATAGAAAATGTCAAACCATGTTCCGGGTGGGTAAGCCACAATGCTTGCCTTGGCGGTTCAAAGCCAAAGTTATTGGAATAAGCATATTCATCATAACCTTTCAATGAGCCATTAACTATTAACCTTTCAAGTTGGATAAGCTGATGCCAATGCCCCAATAGCATAGTGTCATATTCCATTTCAATCTGGGCATTTCTAGACCGCTTGCGATGATCGCCCCGGATGATTGGACCAAGCGCACCGATAACCCCATCTCCACCCCTAAACTGATCGCCATGCGTTAATAGGTATTTATGCCCATAAATGCTGTAATAAGCATCTGATCCATCTGGAATTAGGAATGTAATGCGGCTATCTTTTTCAAAATGCTTATCTAAGAATTGATAAAGCAACCAATCAAATGAGGTAAAGTTACGACCCTTTGCCCTGATCTTATGAGTATTGCGCCCATGATTGCCAGATACACAAGGAATAAAGACATTACCAAATTCATCAGCTAAAGTTTCAATACACCAAATCAGCACACCAAATAAATCAATTACAGTAGGCATGATTTCCATTGCATTGGTAGCCATTAGTTCTTCATGTATATCCCCGGATACCATATCGCCGCCTAAGATAAATACAATGCCGGGATAATCTGTATGGGCTACATGATTCTTTAGCAAATCAATGGTTTTTTCTACCATTACTTTTGCGCGATCTTGCGCTATGGCTACATTAAAGGTATTAACCCCATTAATTTGATTGGGATCAACAACTTCACCCCAATGCCAATCACTAGCAAACAAACTAGGCACACCAGCAATATTTTTGCCTTTTTGCGGTTTTACAATCCAATTTGGAACTTTTGGCTTTTCAGCCACCATTCCAAGAATGAAGCGCTTGATATACTTTGCATCTAGTTCTTCCCTTTTTTGGGCATCAATTGATGATTCAAGCTGGCGAATCTTATCTTTTGCTTCTAACAACTTTTGATATAAATCAGGTTCTTCTGGTTTAATCATTTTGACTGTAGGTTCTAATCCTCTAGCAATCCCATTTCTGTACCTAGATGTAAATGTGCTAGGATTAAGGTTCAAGGATTTTGCGGCTAATAACTTTGACCCGGTAAGTTCAAATGCATTAACCGCTTCTTGACATAAAGCATTACTAATTGGTTCATTTGCCATAACTGTTCCGATTGGATTAAGTTCTTGAAATAATACATCTTTTTTGTGAATGTATGCAAACATATAACAAATATATCCAAAAACCAACAGTCTACAGCTTTCGAGTTTGTTCAATTTGTAAGTTTAAGCATAAAACCAGCGATGGTTATTTCATGCTTTATAACAAGGGATTGAATGAGAGATTTATCTGCAAAACTTGTAAAAGATAGTAAAATAGCAAAATGCCATACAAAAAAACAGATCAAGGTTGGTTTTGGGGTTCTAAAGGACCATTCGCAACTAAGCAAAAAGCTATTGATGTGGCTAGAGCCGCTTATGCATCGGGATTCCATGAAGAAAAGCGTCAAAAAGATTTGTGTATTGCTCTTGATTATCACAACACTTATTCAGCCGATCCTAAGTTCTGGGACACCTTCATTTATATGTGCTGGATGCGAAAATTCGAGGTTTATTGCATAACCCACCATACAGGCGAAAAGCAAAATGAAAAACTTATGGACAGTATTGGGAAAATATTGGATAGCGACCATATCATTTTCACTATGGGCAAAGCAAAAATGGATTATGTTAAAAGCCTTGGTATCGAAATAGACATCTGGATTGACAACAACCCAATTCATATCATTCAAGACCCGGACACAATCCAATAATGTGGAATATCAGAGTAGTTAAATATTTAGAAGAAGGTGAGCCAATTCTTGCGCTTTCCGAAGTTTATTACAATACTCATGGTAAACCCTGTGGATTCTGTTCCGCATCAGCAGTAAGTGAATCAATAGATGATCTGCATCAATATGTGGATTGGATGAAAGAAGCATTAGCCTATCCAGTTATAGAATTTGAAACCCAGTTTGGTGAATGGGATAAATAGTGTTGTATAAATGATACAGTTATCAGCTGTGAATTACCAAAGAAGTTATGCCTAGTTTACCAACCTATACCAAGTGCGCCAGCCTAGGTTGCAAGAATACAAAGAGCAAACTCAACTCATTTTGCACAGAGCATGGCGGCAAAGAGTGGATCGACACAGAAGATCGCAAACAATTCAACTCAATGTATCAGTCAGCATTTTGGCGGCAGAAACGACAAACACAACTATCAATACAACCATTATGCCAAGCCTGTTTGTCCGAAGGTCGCATAGGTAGTGCCATTCATATAGACCATGTGTTCGCATGGAAAGTGTTAGGCAAACAAGCCTTCACTCATAACCTATTTCAATCCCTATGCCCAGAACACCATAGCCATAAGACAGCACTCGAACAGCAGGGCATATACAGGCACTACAGCAATCCAATCAAAGACTATACCCTAGGGGACTATGCATATATTTTAGGGGCGGCACAAGCCAATGAAGCGCCATACCAAGCCTTCTAGAAAGCTATCGGCTAAGAACTTAAAATTGCTTGGATAGTGTATGAAGCAAGGCGACTAGCAATCTTTCAAAAAAGGGGTTGCCAAGAGGGGGGTGTTGCTTATAAACTACAGCCATGAACAAACTCCCAGTCGAACTTCATTTGGTGCATGGAACTAAGCCAGAGCATAGCGCCATGCCTTTACCTGAATCGGTAAAAAAGAGAATACCTGAAGCGGAGTGGATGAGCAATCCAAGTTGTTGGAATAAAGCGACATTTGTTCAAGAAACTTCCGACTATCTTTATGATGTTTATGGCATTGGCTCAAATCAAGATAAGCATACTTTGGCTATGCTGGCAGATCAGATCGACCTATATGTTTCATGTAACATCCAATTGGCTGGAAGTGATTTAGTCATATCCACAAATGATGGAAAGACCCTTGCGCCTAATCCGATCATATCTATTCGGAACAATTCTTTGAAGTTGGTAATTCAGTTAATGAATGAATTAGGGCTAACCCCTAGAGGTAGATTAAATAAGACAGAAGGTTCTATTGATGATAACTCAGCGGTATCCAAATTCCTAAGAGGACCAAAAGGATAAGATGAATTACCTAGATGGCATCCAGTATGCTAATCAGGTAGCCAAAGGTGAGATTGAAGTTTGTAGAAATGTTCGGCTTGCCTGTCAGCGATTCCTGAATCAGTATGAAAACAAAGAATGGGAATGGGAATTTGACCCAGACTATCCTAACCATGTTTTAGGATTTGCATCCCTACTAAAGCATACCAAAGGACATCAAGCTGGGCAAAGTGTAGTTCTAGAGCCATTTCAAATTTTGTTCATTTGTGCCATTTATGGATTTAGGTCAAAAAAAGATCATTTCAAAAGAATGGTTACAGATGTCATTTTGTACATTCCCCGGAAAGCTGGTAAATCCACACTAACCGCTATTCTTGCTCTTTATGAATTGGCTTGTGGCGAAGCTGGTGCAGAAGTCTTTACCCTAGCAACCAACAGGGAACAGGCATCCATTGTGTTTGATGCCGCCAAAGGGTTTATTGAGAATGGACCAAAAGAGATTGCCAGCCTATTTACTGTTAGCAAATATCAAATTGGCAAGCATGGCGATAGTCAAACTATGTTCAAAGCACTTAGCCGGGATACCAAAAAAACTGGGGATGGTAAAAATCCATCTTGCGTTATTGTGGATGAAGCCGCCCAAATCATAGATCGCAATGCAATTGAAGTTCTGCACTCTGGTATGGTTGCCCGGCAAAACCCATTGCGGATATATATTACTACTGCCAGCTTTACCAAAGATACCAAGTTCTATGAAGATATGTCCATGATGGAATCCATACTAAATGGGGAAGCTAGTGATAACCCTAGGTGGTTTGGTTTGCTTTATGCGCTTGATCCACAAGATGATTGGCGCAATCCTAAGACTTGGGCAAAAGCCAATCCGATGCATGGCATTAGTATTTTTGATGATGCTATTGCACAAAGGGCAGAAGAAGCCAAAAACAAGCCAGCCGCACTCAATGAATTCCTTTGCAAAACCCTTAATATCTATGTCAGCGCCCAAACTGCATGGGTAGATAGAAACCATTGGGATGATCCAAAATGTAAACTATCAGAAACAAATCAAGAGCCAGAAGCGGTATTTATTGGATTCGACTTAGCCGCCACAAGGGACTTAAATGCAGTTTGTACCCTAAAGCGGTATGGCGAATTAGACTATGAAGCAAGCTGGAAATTCTTTTTGCCTGAAGCTGGTTATGAGTTAATCCCCAAGCATTATCAAGATATATTCCGAGTTGCAATAGATTCTGGCATCCTTAGATTAACCGAAGGAAATGTCATGGATGATCGAGAAATATCGGATTATATTAAACAAGAATGTGAAAAATATAATGTCAAAGAGGTTGGTTATGATGCTTATAATGCCGCATCCCTAGTAGCCAGATTATATGATGCCGGGATACCAGTTAAAAAGGTTGGACAAGGTATGGCGGTATTATCTAACCCATCCAAGTATGTAGAAAAACTGATAATGAATCAGCAAATTAAGCATGATGGCAATCCATTTGTAGGATGGCAACTGGGCAACTGTGAAGTATATGAAGATGTGAATGGGAATATTAAAGTTCGCAAAAATGAAGCAGATAAATCAGCCAAAGTTGATGGTATTATTGCTATGATTATTGCGGCGCATTGTAGTTTGGATAACCCTTTTGTTTCTGATTCCTATGGATTTAGAACTTTCTGATATAAAATATAAGAAAATCGGAAGAAATCGAGGATTAATATGGGTGTTTTAGACATTTTTAGCAAGAAAAAAACAGTCTTAGCAGAGAATAATACTCTGTTTGGGCAGACCCAATTAGGCAACCAAATTGTTCGCCAAGCCCAAGATGGTAAGGGTGGCGCTAATTTCCAACTTCTTTATGTAACTACATCATCTACCACTAGCGCCGGGCGCATTGTAGATATGTCGGTTCTTACAAGAAATTCGACAATTATGTCCTGTGTTGGAGTAATTGCTAGAGCATTAGCCCAATGTTCCATATCTGTTGCATCTAAAACAGAAGATGGCATATTTGTTGATGCAATCAAAGATTCTGATGTAGGTAGCCGGGACAAAATAAAAGCCAAGCAAATTGTGGCGCTTTTACAGCAACCAAACAATTTCCAGAGCCAATATGAGTTCTGGTATCAATGGTGTATGTGGTATTTGCTATCTGGTGAAACCTTTACTTTGCTTTATCGCAAAGACCAGACAGATGCCAATCAAACCCCAATTGAACTTTATAATCTAGATTCAACCCTGATTACAACTCAGATGAATCCAGCTAGATACCCAACTTATCGGTTATCGACCCCTTCTTATGGATTTAATCGAGATGAGCCATTAGCCGCCCATCAAGTAATCCATGTTTCTGAAGCCGCATGGCAAGGTTCTGCTGGTTTTAACAAAGGTATTCTAGCGACTGAATTGGTAGCCTTAGATCAGGATATTGATCTATATGCAAACTTTGTTATGCAAAATGGCGCAAAGCCATCTGGCATTTTTAGTACCACTTCTGTGATTCCTGATGCTAAATACAAAGAAGTAGCCGGAAGAATTAAAGAAGCATGGTCAAGCATGACAGGAAGCAAGCCTACAGACCTATCTAAACCGGGTCAGGGTATGCTTTTAGACCAAGGCATGACATACAATCCAGTTCAAATGCTTACCTTGCAAGATGCAGATGCCGCCAAGCTAAAAGATCAAACAACCAAGCGCATTTGTGCATTGTTCGGTGTTCCACCCCAAATGCTCGGCTTAGAAACAGGCAAATTCAATAATACTCAAACCTTATTGGATGAATTTTACAAAACTACTATGTACCCAATGATTATTGCTATTGAGCAAAAATTCAAAATGGGTTTATTAAAAGGTTATCCAAACCTTTGTATTCGATTTGATACAAAAGACTTCCTAAAAGGTGCGGCATTAGATCAGATGAATTTTGTAACCGCTGGTATTGCTGGTGGTTTAATGACACCAAATGAAGCCAGAGAATATATGAATATGGCTAATATTGAAGGTGGCGATGAGTTATTATCTGCACAACCAAAAGATATTAGTTCTACCAATGTTCCAATAGGCGCAAAGACAGCAAAAATTACCCAACTTCCCGGCAGTAGTCCGCAAGATACTGGTGGTGGGGGCGGCAATCAAACTAAAAAAATGAACATAGGAAAATAAAACATGGAAAATATTAATAAGATTCTTCAGATTTTCGGTTATCAATTGCATAAAAATAATGTTAAACTACCAGTAAAATCTGTAAAATCCCCTAAAATACAAGATAATAATCAATCTATTAAGAATGGGATTATCAATGAATCAGAATCTAAGCCTACTTTGCGAAGCAAAACTAAGCCTAAACCAATCCTCAAAAGACAAGCTACCAAGCGGCAAGATTGAAGCTAGGGTAACTTCTTGGGGCGCTAGAGAAGGCGCTGATGGTCGCCGATTTAATTATCAACCTGAAGGATTCCAAAATTGGGCTAATGAGTTTGCCGCAACTGGCAATCCATTACCAATGTTCTTAAACCATAATGATATGGGTATGCCTGTAGGTCAATGGACAGAATTTAATTTTGACAAAAAAGGCATGACTGCATCTGGCGAATTATTTATGAATACTACCGCTGGTTCTGATCTTTATGAAGTTCTAAAAAATTCCCCAAATCTATTTGGCGGTGTTTCTGTTGGCGCTTATGCCGATGAAGCCTGTATGGTAGATGAAGATGGCAACCCAGTAGCAGAAGATGATGATATGGAAGATGAAGCATATTTCCAAATTACTAAAGGCGGTTTGCGTGAAGTTAGTGTTGTAATGTATCCAAATAATCCAGCCGCAGAAATTCAAAAGCTGGAATACTTTACAGCCGAAGGCGCACCAAATCCCCGCAATATCGAAAAAGCCTTGCGAGATGCAGGACTTTCCCGAAAAGATGCGACCACCGCATCTTCAACCCTGAAAAAATTGCTTGAACAGCGAGATGCTAAACAAGTGGAAGTTCAGGTAGCCCCAGTTCAGAGTGAGCCTGAAGCGGTGGTCGAAGAAGCTGATGATATTCTCGAAGCATTAGAAAAAAGAGAACTTCTAAAGCAATTATCTAATCGTATTAAATAAGGAATAAATCATGTCCGATAAAATTATCGAAAAACTTGATTTGATCGAAGCATCTAATGTTGCTAAGATTGAAGAAGTTAAAGCAGAAGCAGTAGCCGCAGTAGAAGCTGTTAAAGCAGAAATGACTGAACAAGTAGTAGCATTGGAAGCTAAAATTTCCGCTATTCAAGTTCCAGAAATCATCCGCACACCAGCTAAAACTGTTAAGCAAGATGTAAACCGCAAGGTTAAAGAGCAACTTGCCAAGATGGTTAAAAAAGGTTCAATGGGCAACAAAGAATTTGAAATGTTTGCTGATGAATCAGAATATCAAGCATATTTGAAGGAAGATGGATCACAAATTGGTAACCCGGCTGGTTATGGTGGTGGTTACAATGTCGGTGGTCGTACTGCCTATGATCCTGTATTCCACAAAATGCGTTTGATGAATCCTTTGCGTGGTGTTTCTCGCAATGTGACTACAGATGGTTCTGTGTATCAATTCAGAGCAAAAACAGGTAATGCTGGTGCTCAATGGGGTTATGCAATCCAGAACAATGGTGCGCCAACAACTGAAAACACAAACATTTGGCAATTAGTATTGCAAGACATCAATGTCCAGTTCCCAATCCGTACAGCGGCTTTAGACGACATCGATGGTTTGGAATCAAATGTTGTTGATGATATGTTGCTTGAATTCAGTCAGCAAGAAGGTATTGCTATGATTCAAAACAATGACCAAGCAAGCCCAACTGGTAATGCTACAGGCGGTTCTAATGGTATTCGTGGCTTGAATCAATATGGCAATGGTAAATCTGGCTATGCTGGTGGCTCTACTTCTACTGCGGCTTTCGGCTCTAGTGGAACAGCATCTACCGATGGTTTAGCTACTATTGCTACTTATGATCAATTAACTACAAATGCCGCTACTGGTTTAGCTAATAATGTAACCTTTGATGATGTGATCACTTTCTTGCATAGCCTTCCACAAGAATACTGGACACCTGATGCTAAGATCATTATTAACCCATTCTTCCTTGCTCAGATTCGTGGCTTGAAAGATACAAATGGCACACCAATTTTTGATCGTATGTCACCATTGATTACCGAAGGTATTGTTGGTCAAATTGCTGGTTTTGATGTTGTAGTTAATAAGTACCTTGACACACCATACCAAGCCGCAACTGATACTGCTGGTACAAACAGCTTGTATCCAATGTACTTTGGTCAATGGTCAAGATTCCACACTATTGTGGATCGCTTGAACATGGTTCTGCGCCGTTATGATCAGACATTGCCCGGCTTTATCACCTTCTTTGGTGAGAAGCGCTTGGCAACTTCTGTTGTTGATCCGTTTAGCGCAATCCGCTATCGTTCTACTGGTACAGCAACCTAATAAAGTAGGGGCGGTCAAAAGCCGCCCCGCTTTTACTTTTTAATACTTGGAAATAAAATGGCTAATCTAATTCTTGAAGCAGTCCAAAAAGCCCTTAAAAAAGGCGAAGCGGAAGTAAATTTAAAGGAAGCATCTGCGCTTACTGGCTCTGGTTCTGGGGTTGGTGGTCGCACAATCTATGATGATGCTTTTGCATCTTTGCGCCAGAATAATCCAATTCGCAATGCTGGTGCTAGAGTAATTCAAACTATTGGCTCAGATGAAGCCTTTGTAGTTAAAACTGGTAACATTACCAATGTCCAACAAGGTTCTACATTTAATCCTTGGGGATACCCAATTAACAATAACAATGCCAATTCTACAACTGGTATTGCTACAACTTACTGGCAATTGCCAGTTCGATCCATTAATGCTGTAGTTCCAGTTAGAACAGCAGTTATGAGTGATATTAATGGAATCAATGAATCTATTGTTGGCGACATCATGCTAGAGTTTGCACAGCAAGAAGCATTGTCAATGATGTATAACAATGACCAATCTGGCTCAACAACTTATAACTATGGTGCTACACAAGGTTTGCGCGGCTTAAATAGTTATCCTAGTTCTACATCTGCCGCCGCTTTTGGTTCTAATGGTCCAGCAATGACCAATGGTCGCCATACAGTTTTAGCAGTAACCCAAGCCGCCGCTGGTGCAATTAGCTACAATGATTTAGCCAATTTAACTGGTGCTTTACCATCACAATATTGGACAGACCCATCAACCGCTTGGATGATGCACCCAACAACCATTAAATTGTTGAGAGAATTAGTAACAACTACTTCTGGCATCCCTTATTTCTTAGAAGTAGGCGATGAAGATGGTGGCGCTGTTGTTTATATGTTTGGTTTCCCTGTAATAGCTAACCCATATATGCAATTGGCTGGTGCTGGCAATTATCCAGTTTACTTAGCCGCATGGGATCGCTTTGTAACTATTGCTGATAATGAATTAATGAGCATCAAGGCATTTGAACAAACCCAACCCGGATTCACAACTCTGTTCTGTGAAAAGCGGGTAGTTTCTACCATTCGAGATGTATTTGCTGGTGTTCGATTGACCCACAGTTAAGGTAAGCCATGCCATTAGATAGTTTAACTAATGGTCCTTTTTTAGGGACTACTAGGAATCCTTACAGCTATGAAAAGATAGAGCAAGTAAGTCGAGATGTTTCTACATCTTGGCTTACCCTTGACCAGATCACCCAACAGCTAAATATGTTTCAAGATGATAGCCAAGCAGACTATCTGTTTGGGCTTGAATTGGCGACTCGCATGGCGATTGAGGACTATCTTGGGATGTCCATATTCTCCATCAAATATAAAGTGTACTATGGCACTTTTAATGGCATGACAGGGACACAAATGTCTTTGGACTTGCCAGAAGTTAGCCAAGCAACTGGATTAGTACCCGGAGTAGTAGTAAATGAAGTAGCTTATTATTCTGGCGCTACACCCCCGGTATATACCATTATTGATCCAGCAAGCTATTACTATGATCCAACTGGCAATAAAGTAATTGTTACTGGTATCCCTGATTCCGCTAGTCAAATTATGACTAACCCAATTGTTTGTACTTATACAACTAATTCAAGTCCATTGGCGCAGTATCCTGTGATTCAACAGGCTGGATTATTGCTTTTAACTCATTTATATAACAACCGCAGTAATACTTTTAATGGCAAATTGGATGAAATCCCTTTTGGGGTGGCTCAATTGCTTAGACCTTATAAGCCTTTGGTGATGTAATGGCTATTGCTCGGTATGAAAATATTACTGTAAATAATGTAACCAATTCTGTTGATGAAATTGGGCAATATACTACTACCATAACTAAATGGTTTGAAACTAGGGCTAGGGTGCAAGATGTCCACAATAACCTACAAATAAACAAAGAAACCCGAATTTATACCGATTTAGTGAAACTTGTGTTGAATTACACCCCATATACTAAATCAATGGTGGACAATCAACCGCTTTATTCAATCACTTGGCGCAACCATGATTGGCGAATTACTGATTGTTTTGAATCGAATGATCGCATGAATGTTACATTCCTGTGCTATAGAAATGACCCGGTTGTCCCAGTATGAGCCAAACCAATATCTATGATTATGCTAAAGCTATTCAATATCAATTGGCTAGTATTGTTAGCCCTGTGCCTGTATATGCCAACTTCAACCGCAATTTTGCTTCTGAGCCTAAGTTTGTTACTTGGCAGTTAAGAAATGCTCATCAGCCTGTATATACCGGGGTTAATCAGAATAATAAAGGTATTGATCGCCCAATATTCCAAATGAACATATATTCACAGAATATGCAAGATGCTTTTAATATTGCCAATTCTATAATACAATCATTACATGGATATAATGGGCAATTTGGTGGTATAAGCGGTTTTTATATTGCCAAAGCCGATGTGATTATGCTTTACAATACATACGATAATACTGTAGGTTTGCAACAGATAACAATGGATTGCACCTTAGATATTCCGACATAAGATAGCATCTATTAATTATTTTTAAAAGGAATTAAAATGGCTCTCCCAAATAAAGTGTTACCCGGATTCTCGGCATCGCTATGGTGTCAGACTGGTGCAAACCCTACTCCATTCACAGTTTCAAACTTATCAGTTTGGACAGGCGAAGTAGAAACTCTAGTAGGTACAGCGGCTAATGGTACTGGCGCTGATGGCGAACAGTTAAATGTTGAAGCTATCCCTGCTTTTGGTCAAGATGATGCATCTGCTTCCTTCATGGTTGCTGGTAGCCGTCAATCAGATCAAATCCCTACACAAGCAAAACCTACTTCAATGACCATTGTTGCCCCTTGGAATCCAAGTGATGCAGGATTGTTATTGATGAGAGCAGATGCTTATAGCGGTGTTATTGATCGCACTTTTGTTGTAGCCGCTGTAGAAGGTGAAAATACTGTTGCTTATGCTTTCAATGGTCGAGTAGGCGAATTTAAAGTTGATGCCGCACCCGGCAAAGAAGCAACTGCGACATTCACAGTTCATCCTAGGGGCAATCAATATGGTTGGTCAAACAATACATAATATGACATCACCTACAACAATAGAAAACAGCACAGACCTATTAAGTTATTTGTTAAGCCAAGCTAATTCTGGAGTAAAGAATTGGTTTGGTTTTTCTCAACAGCGAATAACAGGCATTTATTTGGCGCATGAAATTGCCAAGCATCATGCTGATAAATTTACCCCCGATGAAATTGCTGATTATGTTATTAAGTTAAATAATTCCATATATCAAAAAATGATTCGGAGTGATGGAAATGGCTGAACAGTCGGTCAAATTTAAGTTTGAAGGTGGTGAAGAATTCCTAGAACTTCTAAACCAAATCAGCGATGATTTTGGCGAAAAAGATGCTAAGAAGATTCTAACTAGCGCAGTAAAAACTTCAATGACCCCAGTTCTAATGATGGCTAAATCATTAGCCCCTGTAGATACTGGCGCATTGGCGGCATCCCTTAGAATTGAAGCTAGGCGACCAACTCAAAAAGATAAACACTCTCGGTATATTAAAACTACCGATACAATCATTGGCACAGTTACTACAGCGCCCGGCAATGTTCTTAAAAATAGATCATTTCACAATCTTCATGCCCCTGCCAATCAGCGCATTAAACAAGTAGGTATTCCAAGTGATGCTAGAGCCAATGTTCAAGAATTTGGAAGCTATAAGATGGCGGCACACCCATTTATGCGCCCTGCATTAGAATCTAGAGGTATAGAAGTAGTAGGAAGCCTAGGTAGAATATTGGGCGAAAAATTAGAAAGTTACAGAGCAAAACAATATAGAAAAGGTACATTATGAATCAATTTGCAAATGCTTTAGGTAAGTCTTTTAACAAAGATACTTTAAGAATTCGATCATTCGACATGGGTGGGCATACTTTTAAAGTTAAAGTGCCATTAACTGCCGAATATGAGAATATGCTTGAAGCTGTCAAAATTATTGATGATAATAAAGTTAATCAATATTATGATGATTTATCTAAAGAATTTATTAATAATAAAGCTGAGTTTGAAAAGCAAGAAGATGTAGTATTTACAGATAATGATATATTATTAAAAGGCACTTCATTAAGAGAAACTGCTAAAAATAAAGCTATTCTTGAAAACCGCATTTTGTCATTAATTAAATTAATAATGCCAGAAGAAGAAGGTTTTGATATGTCCACTATTACTTATGATATGGTGGAAGAATTATTCCCATTTTCGGTTCAAATTCAATTAATTGAAGAAATTAGTCTTGTTATTTCTCCATCTTATAAAACTGTCAGGGGAAAGTCCTAGGATCAGTTCGTAGGCAAGTTAAAGCATATTTGACTGCTCATGGTACTGATCCAAATGAAGTTAATGAAGAAACCTTTAATGACATTTGTTTGATGTTTTCAGATGGATTAATAGGAAATTATAGGATTATAGAAACCCTTGGGAATTTAACCGCAGGGGTTTATAATTATATGCGAAGTGCAACAGCACCCCCATATAAACTACAAGATATTATTCCTACAGTTTATGAGTATTTATATCCACCATTGTCGGAAGAAGAAAAGAAAAATGCGGTAAGTAAACAATTAATAGCCTTTGCAATGATGCATCCGGGCGCACCAAAAGAGTTAGTGGAAAGATATAAATGAGCAATAATATCGCTAGGTTGGGTGTAGTAATGGGGCTAGATACCGCCGAGTTCACTACTGGACTTGGTAAGGTAGAGAAACAATTAAGCAGTTTCAAAGACAAATTAATGGAGTTTGCCAGCGTTGCCGCATTTGTTGAAATGACAAAAAGGGCAATGGAATATGCTGATACCATTACCACTACTGCCAAAGCTAATGATGTTACAACCGCATCTGTTTTAGAACTTTCCAAAGCATTAGAAGAAAATGGCGGTAGCGCAGAAGAAACTGGGCGCATCTATTCTGGGTTTAATCAAAAGGTAGAAACAGCCGCATTAGGTAGCGCCAAGGCGCAAGAATCATTTAGAAGGTTAGGGGTTTCATTATCCGACATTAAAAGCCTTTCATCCCAAGATTTGTTTGAAAAAACCATTACTGGATTGGCAAAGATTGAAGATTCAGTAACTAGAAATGGTATTGCTTTCCAAACCCTTGGAAAAGGTATCCGAGGTGTTGATATTGTTGGACTTGCTCAAACCTTAGAAGAAGCTAAAGGTTCATTTGATAGATATGCTGAAGCTGTCAATATGGCGCATGAACTTCATTTAAAAATTGAAGCATCTGGCAGAAAAGTAACTTTGATGTTTACAGAAGCAGTCATTCCTACTTTGCTGGTTGTTTACAATGAATTTACAAAAGCTGGCGGTGCATTGGATTATGTGTTTTCTGCGCTAAAGTATCTTACTGTTGGTTTTGCTATCTGGGCAGAAGCCGCTGTAGTAGCGGTCAAATATGTAATTGATGTAATTAAGATGTTGGCTTATACAGTTAATGATCTATTAACATTAAGCATTGATAAAGCCATAGAACACTTTAAAGGTGGTTTAGCCGAAATCAAAAAAGATGGTTCGGATTATATTGAATTTTTACAAAAACTAAAAAAAGCCAATACTGAAGCATCTAGCGGCGGTGGCGCTGGCGGTCAAGCGGATAGAGATGTTATTAATGCCAATGCTAAAAAATTAGGATTAGCACAAGGATTAACTGCTGAATATAAAAGACAAGCAGACCTACAAATACAAATGGCTATTCAAGCCAGAGAATTGTTAGGATTAACTAAAGATGAGCAAGTAGTACAAGCTGAAGTTAATAAGGTAATTGATGCCAATCAAAAAGCTAGAGATGCTATTGATAAACAAATTGCCGCGGCTAAAGGTACTCAGGGCGGTGCGGCATTAATAGCAGAATATGAAAAACAGAAAGCCGCCATTTTAAGTTTAAGAGATACTTATATTACAAGCGCTAAAGATCAAGTTCAAGCTACTATTGATTTCCAAAGAACATTTAGTTTTGGTTGGAAAACTGCTTGGGATCAATTTAAAGAAGATGCATATAATTCTGCCAAAGAAGCAGAGCAACTATTTTCATCTGTTACTGGCTCAATGACTAATGCATTGGATACTTTTATTACTACTGGTAAATTTAATTTTTCTCAATTTGCATTAAGTATTATTCAAGATATTATGAAGATTGAAGCCAGAATGTTAATGATGAAAGCCATTACTGGTATTGGCAATGCTTTTGGTGGTGGTTTATTTGCTGGTGGCGCATCAACTCCCGGTGGCGCT